TATTTCTGTACCAAATCCCATAACAGGAAGTATTGGTCCTCCTTTAGTAGGATTACTAAAGTGAAAAGTTTGTTTAGTTGTAGTTATAGCTGATGCTACATTATAGGGTTCTCCTAAATCAATTTGAATAAGACCGTTATTTTCATTAATAGATGTAAGATTAAATATATTACTAGCTTGTAGTAAATTAATAAGAGTTTGTGATTTAAAAGAAGGAAATGGAGCTCCTACTCCTTCATATGGAGCATTAGATGTTCCTACAATTATACGAGTACCATCATTATTAAATCTTAAAGATTGAACAAAATTTGCCGTCGTACTACTGGTATTTCCAGTGTAGGGGTTACCTTGGTTATTAAGTAATTTATCATCAATTCCTTGTTCTATTCTGTGACTAGCACTTACAGGAGTTATACTTCCTACATCAAATGCTCCTGAAAGATTAAGTTCCATTATATAATGTCCTCTATTTGGAGAGGCTCCTGTAGTATATTTGTGAGTACAAAAAACTTTTGTACCTACATCATTAAATTCTAGACCAAATGCTCTGTCTTGTACTCCATCATTTGGTCCATAAGAATCTGAATTTGAGTTTAAAAGAGGTTGATAACTATCTCCTGTTTCTGTTTCTGTTACTTTTGTACTTCTAAGATCTACAGATTGTTTTTCAAAAACTGCAGTTGATGTATCGTATGGAGTAGTTAATTTAAATTGTTGTATACGAATAGAAAATTGTGATGGATTTGTTACAGCTGTAGGGATATTATCATTAGGAGGTCTAGATCCATCCCATGTTGGGCCATTAAGTACAGCATTAGTATAAGAGGCACTTGAACCTAATGTGTAAATTTTTGTACCATCATTATTAAAAGTAAAATCAAATACTCCTTTTTCCATTCTTCCCATATCAGCACTTGAAGATTGATTGTAGCTTAATTCCATTGGAAATATTGCAGGTCCTCTATATAAAATTCTTTGATTATAGTAAGGGTGAGTAATAGTCGCTATACCATGTGAGTAAAATATATTTCCTATGTAAGGAGAATCATTACTACTACTATAATGTGTTTTTATTTCATTATCTGTAAGAGCTACATCCCATATATTTATACAACTCAAAGATCCACTAAAATGATGGGAGCCCTTTCGACCAGGTAAAGGATGAGGTTTCATTCCTTTATTACCTATGTAAAGATTAGCGTTGTTTTGTGTTGGCTTTGTAAATGAATTATCTGAACCACTAGTACCTTTTGCTATTCCATCTACAAAAATTTGCATTAACCCACTAGATGAATATCTACATACAACATGTTGTAATTGTTGATCATTTGTTATTTGTTGTGTTCCAATTGTATTACCTTCAGATGCTAATATTAAAGAAGCACTTATTGCTATAGTTTTTTCACTGTCAGATCTTCTAAAATACACATGAGGAGTACTTAAATTTGTATCATCACCTCCATTTTCTGTGTTTGTATAAAGCCTTGTAGGATCAGCAGGTCCTAAACTATTGTCTGTATTATTATGTACATATATTTCAAATGGAAATTGAGGTGCTGCTTCTATGTCTATTGGTTGTGAAGCTCCTGTTACATTTGTTTTTAACAACCCTGCTGTTCCTTCTGTTACAGAGGGGACATCGGTTTGTGTAGTACTTTTACATATGATATATTTTGATTGAGAAAATGATTGAGGGGGTAAACTAACCCAAAAAGAAACTGAAAAATCTTCACCTGGGTTAAAATGATATTTGTTATCATTAGGTGATACTACTTTTGAAGAAGACCCATTAAATTGTATTGAAGGATGAAGATTATGATATTTGTCAGTAAGTGAAGCCGTATAAAGATATTTTTGTCTAAATGTAACATCTTTATAGTTTACATGATTAAAATAATAACTATCATCATATTCATCACCAAAATCTGGAGTACTATATTTTTCAATAGGTTTAACTCTTTTTTCACCTTTTCTATAATATAGTTTATAAGTATGATCTATTTCTACTATATGACCATTTCTATCAATTGGATCTATTCCAATTGTATTTAAGTCATATCTTTCAAATCCTTTAGTTGGATTTAATTTAAATAAATTTGAACGAATATCTGTATTATAATTATCTAAATTAGTACCACTAACAATTAAATTACCAAAACCATCATCTACTATTTTTGTACTTGCACTTGACGATAAATAAAATGTATTTTTTTTAATAGAATGACCATATAAACCACTAGGTATTGAAAGTATATTAGCTATTTTATATAAATCTCTTTTATTTTTCATGTAATGAACATCGCCAAATAAATTACCGTGGTCATTTTTAAATTTTCTATAATAAAGATGATCTAATTGATTATATTTAATATGATTATTATAATCAGAACTAGTTGTTGCTGTGTATAAACTTATAGATTCGGAAGTATATTGTGATGTAAATACTGATACTCCATTATTTCCTGCTGAGGAGGAGTCAAATTTATATTGTTTGTGAGCATTGAAAGCAACTGTTCCAAAATCTTGGGCTGTGAACTTTTTATAAATTGCCATTCATATAACATTTTAATAGTCTAATTTCACTCTAATGAGTGCTTCTTTTGTAAAATCTTTAGATATTGGTTGACTTACTTTTGCTACTGCTACTAAGTCATTATTATCGTTATATAATCCTACTGTTGTAATATAGGTTTGTGGGTTATCAATCATTGAATTAAAATTTAAATTACCATTATTATCAATGAATGAAGGGTTAGTAGTATAATTAAATTCACCATTCCTAACTCTAGTAAAATAAAATTGGGATGTGATTTTTTCTTGACTGTCTAATATAAAATATTTACCTCCTGAGATAGCTAAATGAAGTTTTTGTATATTTTTATTATTGTCTATATCATTAACTGCTTTAGGTTCAAGACCTGGGCCTGTTTGATCTGAACCTCCTAAAGAACCTGTAAATATATATCCTAACGTATCAGGATTAATATTCCAGCGTCTGGATAGAAATGTCCAAATGAACCTGAGCCTCCAATTTGTTCTGAAGTACTTCCTGATCTAATTCCATTAGCTCCGGATACTATATTAAATTGTCTACCTAGGTTAGTTAAAACAGCAGAACCAGTTCTAGAAACACTATCATCTGTTAATTTTAATACTCCTTTTGGGTTACCTGCTAATGAATTTTCAGGGGCACCTGGGTTAGCAGCACCTGAAAGGTATAAATTTAAAGTTCCGGGTTTAAGATTATGTTTAAATCTTGACCTATTAACATTAATTACATAAATACTGTCAGGTGTGTGACTACCAAAAGTAAAATTAGAAGCTTCATCTCCAAATACTAATTGTCTATACTGATTATATACACATTTTGCAGCATTAAATCCTTTAGAACCTGTGTCATTAGTAAAATTAGGAGCTCCAAATCCATCTTTATGTCCATATGATAAAGTATATTGTACTTCTGCTTGAGCTGAACTTGTATGTGCATTATATACTTCTATAAAAAATTGTCCAGAACTTGATGGTGTGTCAAATTTTGCTTGTACTGAAGAAGTAAATGCTACTGTTAAATTATTAGTGTTATTAGACCATGTAGATGTTGTTAGTTTTTGAGTATCTACTACTATATCATTTGGGTCGTATCTTAATATTCCTGCCATTTTTTTTTATTTTATGCTAATTGTATTCCTGATTCTCCTTGAGCACTTTTAGTTGCTATTACTTCTTTAGAAATTTCTACAGGGATAGTTGTTCTAGCCCCAGAAGATCTACCTTCAATAGTAATTGTTGTTAATAATTTTGTATTTGTTCCAAATAATGATGTACTATTAATAGCAGTTAAACTAAATGAATTTCCAACTACTGTTTCACTTATAGCTGTTGAAGTATAAGTACTTGTTGTTTTGGTACCTGTACCTAAACCTGAACCACCTACTCCAGTAAATGCATTTAATAATCTTCTATCTGCTATTGTAGCAAAATACCCCATAGGTTCTATTGTATTATTAGCTCCATCAAAATTAAGCGTTGTGGGTTCTAATCTCATAGTTGCTCCAATAGTTAATTGAACTTTAGATATATTAGCTGATACATTAGATCAAATTAATAGAGCAAGTAAGGAAGT